AGGCACTACGAAATCCTAGACCCGATCGAGTAGAACCTATTATAGTTGATGTTGGTTTTCCTAATAGCACACCATTTGAAAGTGTTGGTATGCAACCTGCTCCAATTAGAGATGACTTGATAATGTCCTCAGCAGTTGGTACAGTGACTGTGGTGATATCATGAATTATTCTGAACTATTAGATAATGTAAGAAACTATACAGAAGTTACATCTGATGTTTTAACAAATACAGTTATTAATGTTTTCATTACAAACACTGAAAATAAAGTAGCAAGAGAAGTTGACTCCGATGATCAGAGAAGATACGCCACTACAACTTTCACAGCTAACAATGCTTTTTTAGATGTCAGTGGTCCTGAGGGCGGTTTTAGATTTGCAAGAGGACTACAAATTGTAGAAACAGATGGCAA